CCTTATCCCAGATAATACGCCCGTGTTTCATTTCTTTCTCCTGTATATATATAGGACAGCTTTTGTGGGGCTTGATACGCTTGACTTTGCTGGGCTTGAGCGTTGTTTCGTCGGGTATACCGACCATAAGCCAGGATGTCGGGTGGCTGTAGGGCAGCGGGTTGGCGTAGCGGACAGCTGGCTTTTCTTCGTGGTGCAATGGGGGCATGGCATTAACACAATTTCCCACACCAGCAACATACATGAATAAGAAGCAGCTCTGGTCGATTTGCCGTTACAAGAATATCAAGTACACAGCTGAGACAACTCAGGCTGCACTAGTTGCTCTTGTCAACGCCTAGATACTGACTGAGCCCGCGAACTTACCACCTATCCAGTTTTCTGGGTCAGTAGGTGGTTTGTTGTCGTCGAATCGCCAGTTATAGTAGACCACATCCTCGAGTGGCTCCCACTTCAGGATATCCACCGGCATACGGGTGAAGGCGCACGTCTCGTCACGGAGGCCGTAGCTTATGAGGAGTTCCTCATTTTCTTTGCCCTTAGACCATACTGCGCCCGAGACGAACTCGACAGACTCCCGGATTTGGGGACGCCAGCCGGTACAGAAGTCGAAGAATTGGCTGTCGTGGGTTACGAGGCCCTGCTTGTTTATGAGCTGGGCTAGAGAAGCGTACCAGCGGTGGGTGATACCCGGGATATTGATTACCTGATGAGCTATACGGATCCAGCCGTCTTTGTAGGGGAGGACTTGCGAGCCGCCGTGGGTCTTGCCGTCATAGTGGGCCTCGCCGATTACTTGGTCGCCCTTCACGATTTCGATTGGGGAGTAGATGTAGTCGAACGCATCGGTCGGTATTGTGGGTGGTGACCAGTTTTTCTCCATGTGGCCCACGATATAATCCCAGTCTTTGAGTAGTTTGTAGGTACCGGCTTCGTAGTCTATGAGTATTTCGACTTGGTAAACGCGGGTTTCACCGGCATGGGTGTGCGCGTTGATGGCAGCACCTATTCCATGCAACCCGTCCTTACGCCAGAATATACGCACGTCTTCGATTTCTTTCTCCTGTATATATATAGGACAGCTTTTGTGGGGCTTGATACGCTTGACTTTGCTGGGCTTGAGCGTTGTTTCGTCGAGTATACCGACCATAAGCCAGGATGTCGGGTGGCTGTAGGGCAGCGGGTTGGCGTAGCGGACAGCTGGCTTTTCTTCGTGGTGCCGGGTACTGACCCAGATTTTGCCACTGGGGTCGCGGCAGATTGAGGGGTTGTGGTGCCACCGATCCTCGTCAAGATCCCAGACCGTTACCGGGTAGTTGAGCTTATAGATGATTCCGTCTTTGACTAGTGTATTGATTCCCATATGCTACAATCCTAACATGACAAATATTTTATATCTACTCCACATACTCCAATCAAACAAAATCAAAGACCTCGTTGAGAACATCGACTTGCCGCCGATTGATATTAACCTCGCTATTTGGGACGCTGTAGCAGCCAACCAGATTGAGGTTGATGAGGAGGCCGGGACTATTAAGGCCTTGGCTGACCACACCGAGTCATGCGACCACGACTTAGCCGACAAGCTACGCAGAGTTGTGGCTTACTACGCGTCTCAGTCTACTAACATCACGCGCGGCACATTGAATGGTGTCATCAAAGATCCAACCACCGACAAGGGCTATCCTTGGCACGAATACTTGATGGCACTCCAGTGGCTCATTGATACAGGCGCGATTGTCGAGGACAAAGTGCCTGTGCCAGCAGTGAAAAACAAGCGACCGGCCCACACGTTTGTGTTCCTTGGTTTGCCCGAGAATGACAACGAGGAGTGGAACGCACGCGAGATAAATAAATGGATTGCACAATTTGAGAAAAAGAAGGTAAAATAGAAATAGGGTATCTCCGTACCTTATGTCTTCTGTTCACAACCCCGGCTAAAAACCGGGGTTGTTCTTTTTATTGCTAACGGTTTTTTATGATACAATTCCAGTATGAAAGTTGATACTTTTTTGATAAACAGTATAAGGAGCAAATTATGGATTTTCTAGGAGGAAGGATTACCCCTGGTGCATCACAGCCACAGGACACTCAGGGAGTTTACTGGGTTGGGCAGGACGGTAACGTTTGGGCAAGCAATGGTGGCGCCGCGCAGAACTGGGGTCGGGCCATCTCGACTTCAGCTAATGGCGCGCAAGCAGCAAACGGTTCTGTCATGGGCTACCAGATCGCTGACCCGAACCCAGGCAACCCGGGCGCACCGACCGCGCCATACCAGGGGGCATCAGGCCCAGCACCAGTACTGAACCGTGCAGCTATCAACAACACGCAGTTGTCACTCGACCAACTGCCCGGCTTGCTTGAAGCAGCTTTGGCAGCCGAGGCAACCAACTACGGCAACACCACCAAGGGCTTTGCCGCACAGAGACAGCAACAGCAAGGCGCATATGACGACTCTACCGTTACCAACCAACAGAACTATGATTCAAACTTGATGTCATCTGTTCGTGCTGGGTCGAAGGGCCTCCAGGGTCTTCTGTCTTTGCTCCGGGGCGCAGCCCAGGGAACAGCCGGTGATCTCGCGCGCGACGCTGTGACTACCAACGTAGCCGGTGATATCCGCACAGGCGCAGATACGCAGAAAGAAAACCAGACCTCACTCGACGGTACACTAGCCACATTCTTGACTGGGCTCAAAGAGAAGGAGCAGAAAGCTACCGACACTTACGCCAACAACCAGAGCGCTATCCGCCGCGACAACGCAACCAACCAACAGTCACTCTATAAGACAATGGCTGACCTGTACTCAGAAGGTGGCGACACAGCTGCCGCTACTGACTTCCTCGGCCGCGCCGGTAGCCTCACACCAACTATTGCAGCTAATAGCCGCCAACAGGTGAGCGCGTATGACGCTACCCCAGTAGAGGTGAAGGCACCAACTATCTCAGCTTTTGAGGGGCCAACCCAACCAAACGTAACTTCAGTAGGAAATGACTCCGGCCAGATTGGTTCTGGTATCTTCAGGATTGGCGACGCACGACGTAGGCGAGAGCTAGTAGGAGCCTAACAATGGCTAATTGGTTTACCAAAACCATAGACAAAGTAACCCCTTGGGACAGAGGCGGTGAGGCGCAGCGTCGTCGTGAAGAAGAGGAGCGCAGACGACAACAGCAGCAGATGCAACGTCAGACTGCCGCCCCCCGCCCTGCTCAGACCCCACAACCCCAGCCAATTCAGAATCTTCTTCAAGATACCCTGGCTGGCAAAAACAACCCGAAGCCTATTCTTGACCTTGGCCTACAGAACAAAGTATCTGTTCCACAAGTCCAGGACTACAGCACCCAGGCAGTAGACACCCCAGTTAAACCCAAACAGGGTTTCTTTAACAAGTTCCGCGACGTTGTAGACGCTAACACCCAAGCCGACCAATACCGTCGCGCTATGGGGAATAAGAACAAGGGTGAGAACAAAGATATCATTCTCAAGAACCCAGGTAACATCGCCAGCCGGACACCAGTGGTCGGATTTACACTCAAGGCAGCTAACACACTGACAAATCAGGGACGAGAATTAGTTGAGACTGGGCGAGGTCTAGTCGCAGCTAATACTAGTGGTGATCCAAACGCCTTCAAAGCATCTCAAGAACGTCAAGCAAAACTCAGGGCGAACTACCAAAAAAATCGTGGGGGTATATTCAACACTGGTACTTTATATGACGAAGAGACTGCCAAGCGTGGTGATTACGTTAGTGGTGTCAAAGATATCATCATGCCAACTGCCGTTACGGCCGCCGACTTATATACACTAGGCAAAGGTAATATTATCGAGCAAGCCATCAAATCAAAGGGTTTGCGTGCTGGTGTCCAGGCAGAGGCTCGCAATATTGCTAAGGCTACAGCCGGCAACTATGCCAGTGGTGACTTAGGCGCTCGAAGTGAGGGCGCGACCAACGAACAGGCTATCAAGTCTGGTTTTATCAACTCTGTGCTTGGGCTGGCCCCAGACATCGGCCTTCCGGCACTTAAAAATAAGTTTACTGGTAGCGTATTGCCGAGATTGCTCCGTCGTCAGCCTGTCGATCCAGCTGATATCGCTACCGAATTGAACGATGCGGGCATAACTGCTTCTGCCGAGGCACTTATCAAGGACTTAGAGCCCCGCCCGGTTTCTATCGCTCAGAATATACCAGTTGAGGGTGGCGATATCATGCCTCAACCAATCCGTACTAGAAATATGAACCAACCTGGCACTCTTATTCAGGAGCTCGAGGGTGATGCAACCAGGGCCACGCCGGACGCGCTCGCACGAATACGAGCTGAACAGGCCAGAGTTAATGAGGCTGCCGCTGCGAATAGCGCTACTCGATTTGATCCTAGGATAGAGGGAGTTTCTCCTGCTGAGTCCCGTCAGTTTACCTTCGACCCAGTAGAAGTCGCTAAATCACAGGGCAAAATGGTCGATGATTATGCAACCTCACTCAAGAGTTACGATGAAGGTGTGCGTGGCGGTGACATGGTTCCCGATGGTGATGGTGGTTTCATCCGCACTAGTGAACACAGCGATTTTTATAGCAAATACTTCGCCGAGAATGGCCGACCCCCATCAAAAGCTGCCTGGAAAGAGTATGCACAACAGCAACTTGAGGCTGGCAAGGCTGATACGGCCTTCCAGAAGTCGTTTGATGAGCTCACTAACCCAGAAGTACAGTCACTCTTGTCTCAGGGCGAGCCAACTAATCTTAGTGACTCGAACTTCCCAATACCAGTCAAGCAAGTTGATAGCATTTCTGTCCGTGAGAACGTAGATGTGCCTCAAAACCTCCCAGAAACACCCGGCAAAGTTCGTGTAAGCACCAAAGCTGACCCATTGGCGGCTAAAACCAAACAAGTGGCAGCTACAACCCCTGCCCCTACTAAAACAGCAGTTGATGAGGCTGTTCAGGCGGTTGATAGCGCCCCAACCCCACCAAAAACTCAAGCCGACAATCTAGGAGCCCCTATAAACCGAGCTGGCGAGACTACTGAGGCGTTCTTGAAGCGTACAGCACTTCCAATTCAGGATAATATCACCCGGGCATCTCGTGCGTTGAAAGACGTTAAGAAATTACGCAAGGGAGAGAAGGGTGGCCGTGTGTCACAAGCTATCGCCGCGAAACAGGCTATTTTGGACTCTGGTGGTACACACCAAGAAGCAAGCAAGGCTTATTGGAAGGAAATGGGCGGCAAATATTCCACTCCTAACTTTGAAGGCAAGCCTATCGCCAAAGAAGACGCTAATAGACTCTATTCTATGGTTGATGAGCACTACGGCCCAGAAATGTCGATGACGGCTGAGAATACCAAGCGCTCATTAGATAACCTATTTAACTCTGGCAAAGACGATGCTCATGTTATCCCTAGCGACCTTAGAAATGTGCGCCGCTTCTTGAACCAGATGGTGCCAGAGGCCAACCTCGGTGATGCAGCCGAGACGGCCATCAAGGAAATGGATGCTGTCACCGATGGGGTGAGCCGAACAGACAAGGCGATCGCCCTACAACGTGCTATCCGATTCACGGCTGATGCTTCAGCTACCTTACGCCAGGCGCTCCCAGAGGGCCTCGCTAACCCGGTAAGCTTCGGTAAGGCCGTTAAAGAGAGCTTTGCTGCTATGTTCAACAAAGGCCGCTACGAACGCCTTATAAAGACCCTAGAGAACGACAAAGAAACACAATATATCCAAGACCGACTCAAAATTGGTCTGTCGATGCTCGAATCTGGGTCTAAAAAGGGTGATGATATTTACCGCAACGAACAATGGGTACAGAAAATTCCCGGCGTCCGTGCTGTAGTGTCAGCTTCAGAGCGCCAATATAACACGATGTTGACCGTACTCCGACACGATATCGCTAAGAACTTTATCAAGGAAAGTGGCGGCATCGCCAGTCTTGAGAAGGCCGCCCAAGATAGTGGCCACGCAGACGTGTTCCTTCGAGCATTTGGTGAGGCTGTCAACACCGGCTCAGGTAGAGGTGGCAAGGCTGGTGGCATTGTAGATAAACACGGCGACTTCTTATCCAAGATATTCATCTCACCTCGTAACTTGAACGCCAAGCTTCAGCGTCTCAACCCAGCTTGGTATAACCGGTTATGGAAAGAAAACCCCGCTGCTGCTAAAGAGGCTATCCGCACAAGTCTAGTCCAAGCTGCTATCACAGGCACGGTGCTCACCGCAGCGGCCCAGTCAGGCAACTACGAAGATGGTAAAGTAAGAGTTGGCAACACTCGCTATGATGTTACGGGCGGCCTTGCGACTATCGCTAACTCCGCTAAGGATATGTATGACTATGTTTCAGGCAACAAAGAGGCCAGTTTCTACAAGAATGCCGGTACTGAGCTTGATAGTTTCTTGAAGAACCAGATGGCCCCACTGATCCAGACCGTTTACTCTGCCGCGTACTCAACCGTCGATAAGACTGGTAAGCGAGTTGACCGGTTTGGCGAAGAAATCACTGCTAAGGGTACAGCTCTAAAGAACTTGACTCCGATTGGTGTTGAGAACTTCCTCCAAGAAGGCAAAGATGGCGTCCCAGCTATGCAGCGCGGCGTAAATGCTGGCCTGAACACCCTGGGTATCGGTGTGAACACTTACCAATCTGGCCAAGATAAGAAAAATGTCAAAGAACAAGATATACGCCAGAAAAATGCGGCTCTAAGTAAATACATCCCCAAAGATACTTATGATCTGACTGATGATGTCATCAAGGGTGCTGCTGATGACGCATACTGGGCTGGCGACTGGGAGGCTTATGCTGAGGGCGCTCAGGCTAAGTTGAACAAGTTGAATGAGAATGAAAACTCTACTAAGGAGAATCGCAGCAAGGCCGAGCAAGAAGTCAAACGGGCTAATTTCATCAAGTCTAAGGGTAAGAAGTTTACTCCAGAAGATCTTGACCAGTATGACAACATCGGCGTTGAGCAATGGCGCAACATGGGCGATCCAGAAGATGATGACTATAACCCAGAGGCATATCAGAAGCTATGGGAAATCGACAAGGCTATGGCTGAGGGTGGCGTCTCGTCAAACACTCAGCAAGGCAAGGGCCCCGGCGACCCTAAATACACTCTCAAGGAGAAAAAGGGTGGTAAGGGTGGTAGCGGTAGTGGCAGCAAGGCAAAACTTGTTACGAACTTCGGCACACTTGATACTCCTGGCACAGCTCCAAAAGTACGAGGTTACGACACAGAAGCTATGTCTGGTGGTGGAATACCACGAATCAGCGTGAAACGGCCTAATATAGTTTATAAAATAGGTACAAGGGGTTAGAATAAAGGTATGGCAGCAATCGATGATATTACAGACTTAGCACAAGACGTATATTTTACAGTCAATGGTGCAGAAAACGATGACACTGGGGATGACCTCACGACGTTTCAGAATAACTTCATCCGAGGTTTCAATCTGTGGCTCGATGAATATGACACTGAGACTTACTGGAATGGCGTCAGAACTAATGATTATGTTCTAGCAAGCGTCTCCAACACGACCACATACTCTTTTGAGCTCCCTGATGAGTTCCGCACCCCTGTATTTGACCAAAACAAGTACGTTAAATTGGTGACCGATGGCATAGTTATCGCCAGGTTCAAACTAGTGAACCCCAGCCAAAGAACAGTTGACGATGACCACTACCACCCAGACCGTGCCACTTTCGTTGGCCGTAACATTGTATTATCCCGTGCACCAACCGCTGAGGAGGTTGGCTCCCAGATTATCCTAGATGTAGTTGGTTACCTACCCAAACTCACGACAACTGACTCAAGTGCACTTGACTACATCTACAGCAAACAAATTGCTGTGCTTGGTGTGGCCAAGAACATAACCCTTGCTGACGTTACTAAGGTCAGCCTTAGCCCAAGCTTTGCTCAGAAGTACAAGAACGAGCTTGACAAGGCCATTACTGCTAACAACGCTTCCAACGAGATTGACGAGATGCGCCGCGACGACTATGGCTACATAGCGGGGATATGGTAAATGGCAGTCAAAGACCCGGTTAAGGTTAAGGCCGCGAACATAAACTCGGTCAATATATCATCATTCATTGATGGTCTTGATGAGCGTGGTGAGTGGAACGCCTCCCCTAATAGCTTCAGCTACGGGCGTAACATCCGTGTAGACAGTTCCGGCAACGCGGTTCACCGTCTTGTTAAGCGTCGATGGCTCCCAGATACCGTAGGCATGAACGGCGAGGTGAGCTCGGTCTACTACGACGGGCATACTTACTTCTTCGTCGCCGATGATGGTGTAATCAAGTATTGTGAAGAGGGTGATGCTGCTTGGACTACTGCTGGCGGCACCAACTCAGTTACTACTACGGAGGGTCTTATGACCACTTTCTTGCGTGTCAATGACTGCTTGGTGGTTCTGAACGGCGTGGACAAGCTGAGATACATCGACCTGGCTACTCTTGAGATGGTTGTGTTTACGCTTGTTGACGACCCCGTAAGCGTGCTAACAGCAACCCCTACGGTTATCACCGGCACCGGCCCATTCACTGTGTACTACGGCATTACTTATAACGGTACTGGCGGTGGCGAGACTGCAACCGGGCCGATATTATCAAAAACTGTCTCTAAGAGCCGATCTACATGGAAATCTGACGGCACAGAGTATCTGACGATCAACTTTAACGACACCCCACCATCCGGTGCTACTAGCCGAAACCTCTACTGTGCAATCGCCTTACAAGGTACTACACCCGTACCGAGCGACCTTGCTATGCTCCGCGCTAATATACCCATATCTGATACCTCTTTTGTAGATAACGGCTCAATACCCTTCGACATAGCATATAACACCGCACCGAGTGAGAACTCAACTGACGGTATTATCTGTGCATACGGCCAAGAACAGCACGGTACAGCTATCTTATATGGCGATCCAGGCAATCCATACACTATTTATTTTGCTGGTATCACAGAGACAGGCATCTCGTTCGGCTCAAATAACGGTGCTCAGAGGTACCCACTTAACAAGGGTACTAACTTCTACCCATCATCCATCGTAGGCTTCCGAAACAACCAGGGAATACCAAACTTGTTCGTTTTGTCGAGCAATACTGAAGGCGTCGCAAAACAGTCAATATTGAGCAAAAAAACGATTACATACGGTAATACTACTTTAGATTATTGGGACGCTGATGAAATGAACACCGGGGCCAGCGGTGTACGCAGCCCGTATGGTGTTTGCAGCTACCTTGGCCAGCTTATATTCCCTTCCGCTGAAGGCATTACCTCTATCAAGACCGAGGCTAACCTCCAGAACGTAGTCTTGCCGGACATTATCTCTGAAAAAGTCAGAGTGACATATAACACAATCAGCTACCGAAACTTTGAGAAGATCGTGTCTACGGCCTGGGACAATAAGATATTCTTTGCTGTACCGAGTCGTGGCTATGCCTCTAATAATCAGATTATGGTATATGACCTCACTAACAATGAGCGACCGAAATGGTATATCTGGGATATTGAAGCTGATTGGATCGGCAGCCTAACTCCTCGAGATCAGAGTGCTTTCCTGTACATCCGTGAGGGCAATCACTTCTTCAGGCTCAGAGAGGGTTATGCGGCCCAGGATGAAGACTCTGATGGTATCTCACAGCCATTCCCAACCACGATTACTAGCGCCCTTCTAGCCACCTCTCAGACGCGTAACAGCTTCTTCGCTATCAACCAAGTTGTAGCGTACATGGCCGAGTTTGTGGGCCAAGTCACTATGACTGTGACATATATCAACCAACGAGGTAAGACAAAATCGAAATCTAAGGTGTTCACGAATGGTAGTTATACCCGCAACCGTATTGCCGGTTGGAGCAACCCGTCTTTGTTATATCGTAGCGCTTATTCTATCTATCAACGATGGTCAGACCAACTACCGATCAACCAGGACGGCTATACTCTCAAGACCAACAAGCGTCTCAAGATGAAATTACCGAACCCGGTTGTCAACGAAATGAAGGTGTCTATCACTAGTGACTACCAAGATACGGCGTACCGACTGGTCAATGAATCATTTGAAGGTATAAATGTTGGCGTAATAGGTGATATAGTATAAGCATCATGGCAGACATTACCCCATATTTATCCGAGTGGCAGAAGAGCAAAGAGTATGTAGACAACTACATCAAAGACTTCAAACGTCTTGATACGATAGCAAACGCCCAATATGACGGTGCAAATAACAAGAACCCTAATATTGGTGATACAACTGTAGCTGGTATTGTGCGTGAGATCATGCGTAAGGCCGTTAAAAAGCTTCCTGTGGTATCAGTGGCTATCAATGGCTCAAAGAGCACAGTAGAGGCTATAACGTGCCGATTCCTAGTCAATGACCGTATTTTAGACCCCACAACCTTTGGTAAGGGTTTTGTGAACATTATCCACCTGGCAGGGCGTGGAGCCCTTTCTCGCGGCTTCAACGTGTTCCAGGTGAGCAATACCAAGCTATATGGCCAATATGGCATCGTACCTCGCCTCATTCACTTCAACGACTTTGGTATCGAACCGGGTGTTCAGGACGGCAGTCACAGTGGCTACTTCTATATCCGTACAAAGTTTACTCCCGGCAAGCTCCAGCGTATTTATGATACTGAGAAGTCAAAACCAGCTACTACTTGGAACCTAAAGGCACTCAAGGCAGCTATTGAGACGGGCCCAAATAGTAACGGTTCATCTGATTATGCCGAATACCTTACCCCAATGGAGCTAAACAAGCAGAACGATGACTCAGAAACGTATGATATAATCACTCGCTTCTCTAGTGACTCCAGCAAGCCGATCCTGACATTCACTCCAGGTATCTCACAAGAGCTACGAACTATGCCTAACAAGTCCAAGTTTGGCTTCCCGCGCGTGATTCTTCTGGTTATCGACCCTGCTGAGTTATCTCCCTTCGGTGACAGCCGCGTTCGCTTGGCCTCTCCCAACCAGAACTTCTTGATGGCCCTACGCCAGAACGTAGCAACTACCTGGCTATACAACAGCAAGCCGACTATGGTCAAAACTGGTATGTTCACCGGCGCTACTGACCTCAAGAGTGGTGGTGTTATCACTTCTACAGACCCAACTGCCAAGATCAGCCTATTATCTCTAGACACAGCCACTAGCCAGCAATACCCTACAATCAGCCAAGAAGTCACTAAGCAAATCCAGAACATGATGGGTACGTCGTCTGGCCAGTCTCTTGGTGCTATTGGTGAGTCAAAGACCGGTGTTGGTGCTCAGGCCCAGAAGTCCAGCATGGACGACTCTACTCAACAGGTTACAAATATCATTGAAGAGCTTATCCGTCAGTACATTATGACTGGCCTGGATATGTACTTGTCTGAGCAAGACGGTGATGACATTATCTATGTTGATGACGAAACTAGAGAAGATATTAAGCGTATCAAGCCAGATGCGTTCCCTGATGAGTCAAACCCTAATGCCCTGGCCGTAAACTGGAACGAATTGTACGATTACATCCAAAAGATCAACGTCACTGTTGATACCACTATCAGCAAAGAAGACTGGTCTAATGAGAAGCGCAGCGACCTCCAAGACGCACTCACTGTTATGAGCCAGACTGTTGACCCAGCCGACACAGGTGCTATGGCACGCAAGAAGGTTGTAGAAGACAAATATCTCGACGAAACCGCACCCGAACTCTCTAAGAGTCTCCGCGATATACCAGACACTCCCGTAATGCCACCACAGGATTTGACAGGACAAATGCAATAGCGTACAAGTATAAGCACAAATGAGCCAGAACGAAGACATACCATACGAAGTAAGCGATTTTGCAACACCCGACGAGAAGAGGGTAGACCCGGATCAGCCCAATAAGCCCATACTCCAAGAAGTATCTGACTTCATAGCGGAGCAAATTATCAAGCTCAACACCCAAGATGTTATCGATTTAACTGAAGCTGAACTCACCGTTAAAGAGCAAGTAGGTGCCTGTAAGGCTGCCATTTCTCGGTTGAGGACAGTGGAGTTGATGATAAATAACAAATTAAAGGAGTTACTATAGATGGAAGACGATTTAGAAAAGGAGTTTGAACAAGGCCTGACCGATGACAATAAACCGGCCGACGACGGAGTACAGGGCGAAGCTCCTGAAGCCACTGAAAAAGCCAAAGCGACCGAAGCCGAAGAAACCAAAAAAGAAGAACTTGACCCCGCAGGAGATGCGGCTAAGGGCGAAGGTGCAGATGAGCCAGCGGCGGAAGTCACTGAACCGCCAACGCCTACAGGCACGGAAAACGAGACGCCCGCCCCAATAACGAAGGACGACTTGCGGTCTGTTATTAGTGAGCTCAAGTCAGAAGAGCGTAATTCAACCAAAGAGCTCGAAACACAAACGAAAGACGTGCTGGAAAAGTTCTATCCAGAGGGACTTTCAAACGTATTAGTAGATGAGGCCACCGGCCGGGAAATCAAGACTCCACAAGATGTCGTTGACCTGTCAAACGGCTCAATGTCTACTGAAGAGGCCGCAAAGTGGCTGATGAACGAGCAGTATCGGATTGATAACGAAGTCGCCAAGATCAAAGATCAGGCTCGAGGGATTGCCGAGACTACGCTCAACTTCAAACGCGACTCAATAGCGTCAGTCAAGAAGTACGAGCCTCTGTTCAAATGGCAACCACATCTACAGAACAAAATGTACGATTTGATGATGAAACAAGTTAAAATAGATGAGAAAAAAGGCGTAGTTCTATCGGCCCCAGACGTCATGGATCTCTACGACACTTATCTCGAGCCATACCAACAGGCGTATGAGTTCAGTCAGAACAAACCAGCTACGAACCCCGTCCCCCAAGAGGCTCCACCAGCACCACCTAAGCCCGGTCAGGACGACCGACTAGATGTGTCAGGTGACGGCGGCCCAGCAGAGGTCAATGACCCCAACGATTTTGTACAACAAGTAGGTAAAGAGCTGGCTAAGGGCATATAGTAACAGACGTAACAATAAGCAATTAATAAAAGTAGGAGTTTAAGATGGCTAAATCAGAATTACAAGAACCAGAAGGTATCGTATTTTTCAACGTCAAGTCCGGTGAACGCGCTTATGCAAAGCTTGAGGCACAGATTCAGGCGTATATCAACAGCTCAGATATGGGCGTAAACGCTAGTCGTGGTCAAGACTTCGGCTGGAAACTTGACGCTGAGTGGGTCAAGAAAGTCCGAGCGTTTCGTGAGAACAGTAACAAGATGGAGTTTTTACTATCTAAGAATGGTGGCCAAACCCCAACCACACCACAGATTCTCTATGCAATCTATGGCGAACAGCTGAGACGCTATGAACAGCAGCAAGAAGACGAGTCTTCACCTTTTGAGGATGAATACCTGGACGCTATCAAGCCAAAGGCTAGTAGTAAGTAACAGACGCTAGATCGCTAGTATAGGTCTGTTCAGCCGTTACGGGGGAGTATAAAAACTCCCCTTTTTCGTTGAAGTAGTGATGGACTGCCGCGCAAACATATCGAAGCGTGTCGGCGGTATGGCTTTCACTCTTGTGGTCTGGGCCGATGTAGTCACCGGTCACGGGGTTAAACTTGCGCTTGTAGATACGGAGCTTGCGGCGAAGTTCTACAGTAGTACCGGCATTTATGCGTATCTTCGGCAGATACTCAAGCACTCTGTTTATACCGGCACTAACCCCTTCTTTTCGCAGGATTGAGGAGTTAGTCATACCCATCTTGTGCATATATTCAATGCGGCTGACGTTATCGTTGGTGCTATGTACGGCCCCATCCCAAGGCAAGAAGTGCCAGCCGTAGTTGTATGGCTTGGTAAGGAGGTAAGGTATCACGGTACTCAAGCCGAAGTTTTGCGTCTCGTATACATCAATAATGCGTATCTGGCCGTCTATAAACTGGAAGAATATAACAACCATATTGTCAGCGCGGCCGAGATCCCAGGCAGTATATACGGGGTGGGATGGTACATGAGGGTACTCACCGATGGTGCCGTCTTTGTCTTTGCGGCTCATAATCTCACCATAGTAGCTGGCTGTAGACGCCTGACCCCAGTCGAGTAGCATTTCTTGGCGGAACTTGAAGTCGTTACCATTACGCAAAATATACCCTTGGCGAGTTGTTTCGAGCTCCTCTGGGGTCATGTAATGGGTCGCGTCGATGTAACAGGTGTATTTGGTGCCTGTCTTGTCTTTTTTGAAGGCTTCGTGCATCCTGTGCATCGTTTCACCATTGATACCATCTATTTTCGGTGTACCGGTGTATACTCGCTTACCACCGTTTCTCTCGGTGATAGGAGCAACCACGTTCACAGCTTCGATTGGTTGGTCAGCAAACTCATCAAACCAGTAGATCTTGCCGTTAGCACCACGCAAGGCTTCGGTGTTAGTGGCACCAAGCAGCCTAAATATGGAGCCATTTATCAGTGTTTGTCGCATATCATCGTCTGAGTTGCTTTGACCGGCCACCAAGGCTCTTGGCAAGTGGTCAAGCGTCCTGAACCCATCATCCTCAATATTAGTCCAGAAGTTATCAAAACCCATCTTGGCAGTAGGGTAAACCCCCACAGCTGTTTGGACTTGCTTGACCAGTTCCGGCACAATACCCTCACTATAGGTGGTTGTGGTCTTGGCACCACGTCGAGCAATCACTAGCAGAAGCTCATCAATCTTGGGGTCATTGAAGGCTTCTACTATCTCTTTCTGATAGTCACGGAGTGGTAGTCGATGGGCGGGTATCTGTATGACGCTATCCTACCATATCTTGTTATTTACTATTCTACTAATGACGCTTTGGTGTACGTTAAATGCCTCAGCAATATCTGCCTGATTTAGCTTACCTTCAAGATATTTTTCTCTTATGAGTATAGCTTCTTCTCTGGTCAACTTTGCGACACTACTGTTATGAGTTTGTTCTTTACGGCTCACCCACCTACAGTTTTCAGGTGAATAATTACCGTCATTGTCAATACGGTCAAGTGTCATACCCTCTGGTCGTTCTCCCATATCTACAGCAAAATTAGCGAAAATCTGCCATCTAGCGCAGACTTTAATACCACGGCCACCATAGCGAGTATAATCTTTGCAATAAGACTTTTCACAGCGTTCACGCATATTTTTCCATGTCCAATATAAAGGGTGTCGCGCTGTCTTTTGCATAATTAGATAGTATCACAAATTTGTTGTTGTCAACATAGCAGTTATGGTATTCTAAGCTCAACAGAAGACAGCTAAATCAATTCTAACCGAAAGGGACGCTTTATGGCTTCTTCATACGGCACCAAGACGCACTCCATTTTGGACGTGCCTCTGGAAAATGCCTCCTACGTTGCTAAACATCTCGACGCTAACGGCGTTGATTTCACTTCAGCACAAACTGTTCGTCTACTTAACTATGATATCTCAGGTTCAAGCTTGGGCTCATACGACGAAACAGCTACTTCTCAGACAGTTGTATTGGCTGAGACAGGTAACCAAGACGTAACTCTTGCTTACAACAAATACAAGTTCCTTCGTATTCAGGACACTCTGGATCAAGATACTCCTATCGCTAGTCTCGCAAGCAAGTTCGCTCGCACATGGGTCTACGAGAAGTTTATCCCAGACTTCGATGCTTACGCGATTACTAAAATCATAGCATCTCGTCCTATCGCCAACAAAGTCACCTGGGTTGCTGGTACAGACAGTATCAAGCTCAAGTTCTTCAATACTGTTTCAGTTGTGAAGAAAAAGGGTGGCCGTCCTGGAAGCATGGTTGCATGGGTGCCTTTTGCTATCGCTGATAGCTTCAAAGCACTTGTCACTAGCTTCGACGGCTCTGATCTAGGCTACACCGCTGGTAAAAACGGTGTTCTAGGCCCTGTTGATGGTGTTATGGTTGTTGAAACCGATGACACATTGTTCCCAGCTGCTACCGATGCAATCATCGTTGACAAGCGTGCTGTTATCCGTGTTACTCCGAAAATGGATCCTGCTACTGGAAGTGGCATGAAACTCATCAAGGACGTACCGGGACACGGCGGTTCTGAGCTTCAGCTCCGTGCTCGTGGTGACGTATTCGTATTCGGCCTCAAAGCCAAAGCGATTGCAACGCTAGAACGCACCAACTCCTAGTTAATCTCTAGGTAAAAAACCATAAGAGGCGCTTGAAAGAGCGTCTTTTATGGTATTATTAGCTCATGGCAAGTATAGATCAACTCAAAGGAAGCGACGGAACCGGCCCAGCGGCCTTGATGACAATACAAACACTCCGGGCAGCATTATCATCAACCATAGTAGTAGACACCGTAGTAGGAGTCCCAGCCAACTTTATAGGCACAATGGGGACTCCTGATACTGGAACAGGGATTATCACTGACGCAAGTGCGGTCGATTTTAGAGGTCATGTGAATGGCGCGAATTTGGAAATTGACGCTATATCTCCTGGTTTCACCGATATTGGTAGCGCTGTTGGCGATGTAGTGGTTATCAAGCCTACTACCGACTGGGCTGATAAAGCAGTTCAAGCTCTTCGCGTATCTCATAATGATGATGGATCAATCCACGCTACTAGACCTCAAGTTGTCACAAGCATAGATGACACGAATGGCAATGAAGTCATCAAGACTCCTGCAACAGCCAGTGCAGTCAACGAAATCACTGTTACCAACGCTGCTACTGGCAATGCCCCAGCGATCTCGGCTACAGGTGGGGACACAGATATAAATATGACCCTGACCCCTAAGGGGACGGGTTATGTGAAGCTAGATTACACGGGCGCACCAGTTCAAGGTGTCTCAGTAGGTTATTCTGCTGTTGCCACGGGTACTACAATTATCCCTCAGGATGATACAATCCCACAAAAAACTGAGGGTGATGAATATATGTCACTAGCAATCACCCCTAAATCAGCAACCAATATCCTAGTGATAGAAGTGTCAGCCTACCTATCCTCTGCTAATGCCACGCAAGTTATGACCTGTGCGCTATTCCAAGACACCACAACAGATGCAATCGCAGCGAGCGCATCGTTTACTGATGCCAGTACCGTTGTCCCAAAGCCTGTTGTATTCACTCATAGGATGGTAGCTGGCACGACCTCTGCGACTACTTTCAAGGTTCGAGCTGGTTCGCACCAAGCTTCAACTACAACCTTCAATGGCGTAGGCGGCAACCGTAGATATGGTGCAATTCCAAAATCATCTATAACGATTACTGAGTACAAGGCATAAACATGGATAACGCAGTAGCAATAGCAGCAATCGGTTTAGCAGGAACGACGGTCGGCGCGCTGATATGGGTCGTCAAATACATAGCGAAAGAGTTGTCTGAAGACTTGAAAGAGCACACCAAGGCATCTATCGCAGCAGCCGCAGCCTCAAAATCTCTTAGAGAAACAGTTCAGAAGGTAGGTGAGCAAGCACAATTGTCCGCTGCCAACTCACAAGAACAACTCAAGTTTATGAAGAAACTTAACGGGAAGCTAGAGAACGCAATCATCCAAAAAGTTGCAGAACAGACAGTTGAGCACCAAACCATAAAATCACAGGATTAAGCATGTCTGCTAAAGATTATTCAGTCAACTTCCCTTACGGGGCTACTTCTGCCCCCTACAGTGCTGCACGGCCACATAAAGGCAATGACCGTCCTTGCCCAGCAAGAACACCGATTGTCATAGGTGACACGACCATAGGCCTCACAGGAGATACAGGTTATACATTTGGTGCTCACCTTCACATACAAGAGTGGAACGGTTCATACAGTAACGTACGCAAGCCACAGAACGAGTTTAAGCCAGGAACGGTTATCGGTGTCTACCCAAACAGCAAGGGCGACGGCTCATTCGGAAAGTTCATAGATATTCAAACAGCAGATGGGTGGGTAGATAGCTACTGCCATCTTAGTGCAATTAACGTCCAAGTAGGACAGAAAGTAGGAGGCTCTATGGCCGAAAAAACCAACTTAGGAACAGCAAGAATACTAGCAGAGAGTATCCTCGGCAGAGACCGTGACTTTACACACGCTGGTAAGGGGGACGCCGACCTCAACCAGAACCATGTAAACGTAGACTTATCCAACGGGTACATATACAACTTGTGGACTTCAAAGGAGGCACAAGCCGCAGCAGCACAGAGGGCTACTTACAAAGCTAACTCAGACAAGCTGCCAGGCGTACAAGCAGACCTTACGAAAGCACAGGCCCAGATAAGCGACTTGGGTAAGGCTATCTCTATCAAAGACAACACCATCACATCGCTCACAAAGGAAGTCGAGAGTCTCAAAGCTCAGGTCGGCGACAACTCAAAGTGGGAAACTTTCAAAGCACTCATAAGGGAGATAATCAAATGAACGACATCGTAAAACGAGCACTCAAAACATTCGTACAAGCGTTTCTCGCAACCATCGCAGTATCAGTAGTAACAGTAAACGACTGGCCTACAGCTAAAGCAGCAATCGTTGGTGCAGTCGCAGCAGCAATCTCAGCTACTTGGAATGCAATCGCTACTACGGCATAATATAGGGGGATAAATTAATCCTTACTTGCAAATTGAGCCTTCGGGCTCTTTTTGTTTGCAATCTAACCACAAGCGAGTATAACTAGAGTATGACCATTGAAGCAGACCCCAACCCAATGCCCCAATTCAGAATTATGCCACCTATGGAGGGCATACGGAGCGCTATTGACCGAGCAAGATCATTAGGCAGAGTAACTGAGGTATGCTTGTCCGAGCATGTTCAAGTAGAACTGGTGCAAGAAGATGGCCGAGACGTCGCTCAGGTTTAATGACGGCGACCCAGAAACCCTCATACAAGAGGGCATATCAGAGTGCCAAGTGGCCTACGCAGCCCTCAGAGCTCGCATAGATGCTGGCTTTGAGAGCCTAGCGACCTATTATAACCCTATTGACACTACGCAAACATAAGCGTATATCTAATGATAGCCAGGTCGTACATTCATCAAGACACAGTTTCAGTTGAAGTTATCCACCCTAACTTTTGATTACACAACTCTTTGTAGAAGATGCGAAAAGCATGATAAAAGACTCATACCGGCGGGTCTTTTTTCTTTGTTGAGGAACTGTCTGTTGTGGTATGATAAGCTTATGGCAAACCTTACAGTCAATCGCGGCACAACGTACACAATCGGCCTCCAATACCAAAAAAATGGGGTTGACGAAACCCTTGTCGGCGCTACCGTCAGATTCACTATAAAAGATGAAGAATATGACGAGAATGCGACAGACGCAACAGCTATCCTTGTTAAAAACGTGACAGATGGTACCTCTGGTGGGTACGCTCAAATCACCATAGATCCAGCAGATACAGCACTAGTCGAACCAGCTAAATATTATTACGATATCAAGGTTGAAGAAGCTGGTGGGGAAATTTATAAAGTAGACGAAGGCCGCCTTACACTTGACGGGTCTCCAACTAACAGATTGACGTAATTATGGCAGATACTACTAACATCACAGTAGATGTCACAGACGGACAATCAGTAGTAGTTGACGTTGTTAATGGCGTTGAGGTGACTGCTGCGGTTACAACAGGAGCTCGCGGCCCTACCGGCGCAACGGGGGCGACTGGTGCAACGGGCCCACAAGGGCCACAGGGCGAAACTGGCCCACAAGGTTCAACCGGTGCCACAGGTGCCACAGGTGCGACCGGAGCAGCTGGCGTTATGCAGACTGTTGTGGCTGGTAATAATATAGATGTAGACGCTACCGACCCAGCCAACCCAATAGTCTCTGTTGAGACACTTACTCTTGCAGATGTGACGGATATCACAGCTAGCGCCACAGAAGTGAACTACACCGATGGCGTGACTTCAGCAATCCAAACACAACTCGACGGCAAAGTTGACGAGAACGGCTCAATTACCGGTGCTACCAAGACAAAGATTACCTATGATGCCAAGGGGCTAGTCACGGCTGGAGCTGATGCGACTACCGCTGATATAGCAGACAGTACCAATAAACGCTATGTCACAGACGCAAACCTCACTGTTATAGGCAACACTTCAGGTACCAACACCGGCGACCAGACACTCGTTGGTCTTGGAGGTGTACCAACTACCCGAACTATCAACGGCCAAGATCTTAGTGCCAACCGTACATTTACCCAAGACGACATCGGTGATGGCACAACTTATAAACAATACTCAGCTACAGAGAAAACAAAATTAGCTGGCATAGAGTCTGGTGCAGAGGTGAATAACATATCTGATGCGAACGTCACAGACCTTACTGATGGTGGTACAACCACACTTCACTCACATACTGTCACAAAATCAGATGTTGGACTCGGCAATGTTGATAACACCTCAAACACAACAGAACGAGCTGCCACAGCAACCTTGACAAACAAACGTGTCGTTAAGCGTGTGACATCTATCACATCAAGTGCAACCCCCACTGTCAACACAGACAGCTATGACAAAGTAGACATCACAGCGTTGGCTGCTGCAATCACTGATATGTCAGCCAACCTGACAGGCACACCAAACAACGGGGACACGCTCGTATTTGAAATTAAGGATGATGGCACAGCTCGTGCGCTCGCTTGGGGGGCTTCATTCGTTGCTGGTGGTGTTACGCCTCCCACAACAACAGTGATTAGTAAAATACTAACCGTAGGCTTTATCTACTCGACAGCTAATAGCCTGAACAAATGGCGCTGCATAGCATCCGTACAGGAGGCATAGGATGGCAACACGAACAGCAGCGGCGGGTTCAACCACATGGACAGCAGCGGCATTTAGTGGTGGTGCTGCTACAACTGCGGCTGATGAAATAGTCGTTCCTACAGGTGCGTCACTGACTATCTCCTCTGCTAACACTGTTCTGGCACGTTCCATATCTGTCACCGGTACAGGTACTCTTATATTTGCTGCGACTACTTCTGTCGTAAACCTTGGCGATGCCACAGCTGGAACAGGCAATCTTGCAATATCAGTTGCCGCAGGTGCGACTATTACAATCACTGCCGGTACGCCAGTTATTAACCTTATTTCAACTAGTGCTACTCAGCAGACCATCACAACAAATGGTAAAACTATGCCGTCTCTAACTTTCAACGGAGCAGGTAGTAGCTACATCCTCGGCGACGCTCTGAATACGCTAGCCACCGGAGACATAATATTCAAAGCGGGTACATTCGACACTGGTAACTTTGCTATGTCTGGAGCCCGTTTAAACTTCAGTACAGGTGGCTCAAGAACGATTACACTGGGCTCATCACTTATTAGTGCCGCTGGTTTAACTTTCGGTAATATGTCGAATGCCACGGTGACGGCAAACACGGCAGTGGTGACCATTACTCTTACCACCGTTAGCCAAAACAACATTGTGGTTATGAACAGCTTTAACTGGAACGGTCTGTCTTTGGTTTTCAACACGAACAACCAAGCTACGATAAACATCGCCGGTGCAACTATAGGGAGCCTCACGATAAACGGTACAGCGAACCAGACGGACTCCTACCGTATACAGGGTAGCTTTACGTGTACCGGTACGTTCACGGTCAATGGTAACAGTGCACTCAACCGTCCTGTTATATTCGCACAGAACACAGGCACCCCGTTTACTATTACCGCAGCTGCAACATCATTATCGAATGTTGACTTCAAAGATATAACAGGTGCTGGAGCTGCAACATGGGCTATTACATCTGGAGTAGTAGGAGATAGGGGCGGCAACTCCAACATAGCATTTACTACCGGGGCGGCAACAACTATGAATACCGCAGGATCAACAAACGATCCTACAAAGTGGTCTGGTGGCCGCGTCCCCCTGCCACAAGACGATGCGACTATATCTGGTTCCGCTGCTATCACAATGAATGCCTTATGTCTTGGTAAAAACGTAGACTTGTCAGCATACACCGGTACTTTGACACTCACCTCGTCAAGCTTTGAATACGAGCTGTTCGGCAATATCACACTTGGTGCAAGTATGAGCTGGGGGGCTAACCCAAACACGTTCAACATTGGCTTATCGGGTCGGGGTAGTCATACGATTACCAGTAATAGCAAGGCATTCTTCCCTGCCGGATCCAATGCCACGCTGACAATAAAAGGCTTTGGGGGTACATATACCCTGGCAGATGCTTTTAGTTATAAAACACCAGTATCAGCAGGGTTTACCCATTTAGCCGGAGGATTTGATAGTGCTGGGTACCTAATGGAGGTCGGGCGTGTTGTATCGAACGGTACTATCACACGTTCGGCTAACTTCCGCACAAGTACGGTTAATCTATACATTACAACTGGCTCTACCTTCATCACCGCAGCTGCTACTGGCAATACATTCTCGGCTCTTAGTGCAACATTCAACGTATCGGTTGCAAGCTCAAACACACGTTCAATGGACTTAGGTGGGGTATCTATCGGAACATTTAACTATACAAATGCTGGGTCTGCTGGGCAAATGTCTTTTACTACAAGTGGCTACATTGACACCCTCAACTTCTCTGATGTAACAAACGCTCGGTCGCTTGTAATTACCTCAGGGCAAACCCTAACCATAGGTACGGCGTTCAACGTATTTGGCACGTCTGGCAAGCTGATGACAGTCAAGAGTATTACGGGTGGTACTCCAGCTTATATCCGCAAAATATCAGGTGGGCCAATTGTTACTGATTACCTTTCAGTTCAAGATATACGTGCAAAATCACCGTTCTCATTCTGGGCTGGTGCTAACTCTACTAACGTGTCAGGCAACGGTAACATAACCTTTGCTGCTTTGAACGGGACATTCAGACATCGACAGAGTGAACAAAACACGCTTACTGGTACGTCTATTGGTGTGGCCCTGCCAGCAGCTTCGACCCCCGGAAATCTCTTAGTATTATTTGTCCAAAGTGCTGGTACAACAGGTACGGTCACACCGCCTTCTGGGTGGACACTGGCATACACAGGGGCAAACTCCGCTACAGTGTTTATCTACTACAAGGTTGCAGATGGTACGGAGACGACTATCACATACGCCCAAGTCAATAGTCGTGCTTTGGCTATGGAGATAGTTGAGTATAGTGGGTTTTCTGGCACTCCTACCCTAGATGTAACAGATGGTGCTTCTGGCGGGAGCCTTATTACATCACTCTCAACCACCGCTACAACTGGGGTTACAAACACAGCACAGCCAGCTCTAGCTCTCGCCCTATGGGGGGCAGCTTCTGCTTTAGCAGCTAGTGTGTCGCTAACAAATGGTTTCCTAGAAGACTACACAGGCCAGACCAACGGGTTCAGTAACGCTCGTGTTGCGGCGAAGGAGCTAACCAGTCTAGCCACAGTGGAGACAACATTGACATGGACTACCGCCAGGAGTAGCACAGTATCATCACTTGTTGTTTTCAAGGATGTTGTTACTGCAAATGGCAATTTCCTAATGTTCATGTAGCAGCCGCACGCAACTTCTTTCTGATATTGGCCGTAATAACCTTGTCATACTTTATATCAATTACGGTAAGCTGTTGCTCATATTCAGGGTTAAATGCTAACAGTTTAGCTTTTTTAAGACCACATATGACCATACCGAAGTATATTTGAACCTGGTACTCTAGTGGAATCTTGCCGCCAGCCAGCGCAATATGTCTCATCCCATTCAGGCACTTTACCTCAAGTAGTATATCTCCTTCGATACCGTCTGGGCTATAACCAGCGTTGGGGTATAAAGTGTTGGTGACGAAGCCTGGCCGAAGTACCGAAGTATCGGCCATACGTTCGTACTCCCTGATAGCCACACCCTCTAGTATGCTACCTCGTCGCATGGCAGCGTTTTGATATGTTGAGCTGTCATCTGGGAGCGGCTTGCCCTGGAGCAGCTTGATGGCTCGCGAGCCAGTCCACTTATCTTTGCGGAGCGCGTGCCACTCTGGGCTGCCTTGCTCTACATCGTGGATAACTATAGGCACGGGGCACCTTTTTGGTGAGGCTTACGACAAATCTTACACGGCTTCATAGCATCTGCTCTAACTCGGCTTTGACTTCATCCCAATTATCCGGCCAAACTGCCTTGGCCCAGCTCCACTCGCTCATCTTAGCTAGAAACTCTGGCTGGAGTGGCTGGAACTTGGCCTTGGCACTCTTTTTAACTTCAATAAAACCATAGAACCCTTCATAGCAAAAGAATATATCAGCTGTGCCAACAGGGGTGCCAGCACCACCGCACTTCATCGTAAAACACTTCTTGGCTCGTAGCCACTTGATAATCTCAGACTGCAACTTACTCTCAAGCATCTTCTAGCCCCTCCGCTAAAATTGATAATCCCTTCTCGCTGTTGGCAAATCCTCTGAGCCAGGCTGTAGTCATCGCCTTGCTCTCGCAGACATAGTAACCGTCACTCATCACAGACCCGGCTGGGGCCTCGAGCGTTACATAATCATCGACATAGACATCCTCACCACCGAGTAGCGTGATAGACTTGGCCAACTTACCGTCAATCTGGTCGAATACTACTTCGATAGCCCGTGACCGGCCCCGATGGACATTCTTGAGTAGATTAGCCACGATCACTGACTTGACCATCGGGTTATGAGGTGTCGGCTTGCCCTGATCTATATATCGTTTCTGCTTCATAACCACGCCCACTATCTGCTGGGGCATATCACGCATTTCATGCAGGGTTTCACGCAGTTTAGCTGTCGCGGGGTCATAGGTGCTCTTCGACTTCTCGCTAGTGTCTTCAGCGGGCCCTATGGCCTTTGTTTTGCTTTTCTCTATAGTCTTAGCGTTGACATATCTAGTGTAAAACTTTGGTACATTGATTTGGATGGGCGTGGTCAGCGGATCATCTATACGGTCAAACGCCATTTTGCTGGCGGCAATGTCATCTGTCTCAGCACAGAGCCGGATCAGTTTACAGAGTATCGCGTCATCAACTGTGGTGTTTTTACCCTTCTCAACATCAATAAACTCTCCCCAGGTGAGGTGTATCAGCTCTTCAAACCGAGATTTTAATGTAGCCATTAGAGTAATTTCATTAGTTTATCGTAAGTGTCGTCTGTTTGTACGTTGTCTGGGTTAAGTAGTAATTCAGCATCGCTATCAATCTTACGATACAACCCAATGCCTACGTGGTCAACTGCTTGTAGATCCTGGATCTTGGAATCACCGTAGAGGCCGAACTTCTGAGTCTTGTTATCTGTTCTGATTGTCCGGTAGTGGAACCCAAGGTCTTCGGCACATCTACTGAGGTGGCGTATGCCTAGTGCAACCACACCGGTCTGCTGGCACCACAGGTCATAGTTAGTCTTGAGGCTGGCATAGGTTGTGAACCCGTAGATGTCTTGCTCTAGCAGCTCGTTCAGGTACGCCTCAGCTGTATTAACTTCGCTGTCGTATCGCTCCTTGGCTTCAGTGGTGACTTCGCTAAAGCTATACTTATAGTTATTGTCGCGTAGCTTCTGTGCGCTATCCAGGATCTCGCCTAGCAAGTCAGACAGGAACTCGGGGTGGGCGAACAGCCGGTCATCGAACGTATCATCCTGGGTGAACTTAGCATTGAACGGTATGGTATAGGTACGTCGCCGGACACCGTTAGTCTTGTCAGCAAATATAGGGATATTGTTAGCGTTGAATATTAGGTGTAGGTTGCCATCAATCAGCATACCGTCTTGGCGGTGGAAGGCGTGGACGCTAAAGCTCTCATGCTCTGCCAACTCTTTGTAGTGGCCACCGTCCTTGATATATCCCTCGTTGGACTCAATACAGATATTAGCCAGCATACCATTCATGCTCGGGAGGTCGCGCTCGTCTTCAATCTGTTTGACAGTGAGCTTGGTGAACCACCGCTTGCCACCCATGATTGCGTAGAGTGCCTTGAGTGTACTCGACTTACCGTTAGCGCCGGAGCCCAGGAACCAGAACACACCGAAGGGTTTCTTGTGCATGAATACGGGAGCGAGTGCCTGGATGATGTCGTTGGCCAATCCCTTGTCACCAAGCGTGACTTCTTCAAGCCATTTACGGTGTGAACCACCATATGTGGGGCCTATAGCTGTAGTGTAGACACAATCCTCGGGCGCCACCTCGTCCACAAATTTGAGCTTTCTCATATCCCATACCTGATTATTCGGCATGGCTATGTAGTGAGCATATTGTGTGAGATCATCCGCGCTACTAAAGAAATAATGCTGGAGATCCTTGATCTGTGTCTGGCGGGTACCGGCTCCCAGTACCCCGTAACACATACGAGCAAACTCCTCAGTAGACAGTGGCTCCCAACCATCGTTGGACCGATAGAGCACCGCGCCACGAAAACGTACAATGCGCCACTTGGCCGCAACCTTACGAGCCTGTTTCTGCTTGAGTGACATCTTCTCTTCGGTCACTGACTGGTCAGGCTGCTCTGACTTTGCTAATTCATCTTTCATAGTGTTACCCTATTCTAGTCTTACCCGCCCCTATTTCAAACGCTATATATATTATTTTTTGGTTTTGTTGGACGCTATTTGTATTCATCCTTGAACTCGTACAGATGACAGTGAACAAAATCCATGACTGACAGCATCCTTGGAGTGTTTATGCCGATCTTGTCATATTTCATGTTGAGCTCCTTGTATATCTTGGGAAGCTCTAGCAGCTCACGTACTCTGATCTTGAGGTAGCTGTCACACTTACGCCGGAGCACTAAGCAATGATTTGTTACATGGTGCTTATCATGGGGGAAACGGTTGTCGACTACCACCCAGTATTTGTAGTTGTAAATTGGGCGTTCTTCGTTCAATGGTCGGAGCTGATGAAGATACTTTGCGAGTCTGTACGCATCTTCAGTTTTCTTGGTGCGAAGGCTCATATGTTCTCCCATAAATATTTATCAATATCTTCTGTTATAGCCATATCCATGAGTTTTAGCTGCCACATATAATAAGGCGTTGAGTCACTTATTTCTTCACCCCATAGAGCTTTAGCAAAGTCGTGATCAAACAAAACGTTCTTGTCGAGCTTGATCCTACATGGCTCTAGTAAATGGCTGGCCCGAACCAATATCTTTGTGTTCTTGACGCGGCGATGACCATGCAGAGTATTGCCTATAACTTTCCAGTCAATTTTATCCATGCCGTACATGTCCCACCCACTATCAAGTGCCTCTTGGACTACTGCGGTGTATATTTCTGCTTTCGTCATTCCGGCAGCCTCCCTGTGTGTAAATAGTAGTTGAGCGAGTAGTTAGCCCAGAGGATGCGCTTGATGATATTCATAGCCGCTCCTTTGTGTCGCATATGTCACAAATTCTATATTTGGAATAATAAGTCCAATCATGCCCAAAGGGTAGGCACATGATTATCTTTGGTATCAATGCGTCAAATAGGCCCATAACTACTCCCCATCTTTCTGTTCGGTTAGCTGTGCTATGTGACTATCAATATCTGAAACTACGAGGTCGTTCACTTCAACGTACTCTCCTCGGTCATCGTTCCCAACCCAATCTGTACGCTTCAAATCTTCAAGTGTATTTATGAGGCTCTCTCTGGTGTACTTGTCTATGAGGGTGAGGATACGTTCTGCGGCCTTCTCAGCTTCTCCATTGGCCATGTAAGCCTCGTCTATCTGGTAGCCCTCACACTCAATGTCTGTGATTATATCCATCAATTCTTCTTTTACCTTAGTAGTGTCACTCATGGGTATCTCCGTCCCTTGTTAGTCTTTCAAATATTCGATCAGCGCTGTCCGGATGACCTGGCTCCGGTTGAGCGTAGTCTCCTGCACCGCTAGGTCAAGCTTCATCAACAGCTCGGGTGTGAGCTGTACGCCCACGAACCCTGTAGCTGTTTTTCTTGCTGTCTTGCGTACTCTTGTATTTGTCATGGTTAAACCTCGTCAAAATCTGGGATATCGTCAGCAGCAACTTCGGTGCCTTCCATATCGCCTACTTTTACTTTTTTCTCACCATCCTGGATCTCGGCTGGGTAGTGCCAGATGTCACCATATTTACTGGTAGAATATTTGCCCTGTGGGTCAACTACTAGATATGCCTCTTTGCCAATCAGTTTGTCGTTGATGAGTTTAGCTGCAACATCACGAGCCTTTTCCGGCTTTTCGATTGCGCCAAATAGTTGCTTACCGAGTTGGCGTACCTTTTCTTTCTTCTCCTCGCCAACACTGTGGATCAGGATGCCGAGCACCTTAGTCACAGCCATCTTCGCGCCACCTTCAGTGTGGAACCACAGAGTAGCCTCAGCTGTCTTGTCGGTGTCTTCTGGATCGCCCACAGTCACTTTCAGTATCGGCCGGTCTTTGCTGTCGCCAGCGTCGGCCGCCAGGATAGTGACAACATGAGTGCCCTTCTCGAACCCTTTGCCGCCCTTGTATTCTTCGCCTACATTGTTCAGTGTATCTTCTAAAAATCCCAAAATTCTATCCTGCTTTCTTTAATCTTAATCTGTTATTACGCGCCCATTCCCTAGCATACCTTCTTCGCTTTTCTATATTGCGTTGGTAGTATGTCCTGGAATAAGCTAACTTACATATCTTACACTGTCTTGCCCCGCTACTGTCTATCTTGAGGTTGCCCCCACTTAGCGAGTGCCCGTTATGACAGTGTGTCTTTCGAGCGTTTTTGGCCGCCAGCCCCTCCCCTCTTAAAATATTTTCTTTTCTAGTTACAGGCTCCAGGTGACTTGGGTTTATACAACTTCTAACTCTGCATAAGTGGTCAAGTTGTAAGGATTCTGAGACTTTGCCAACGATTGCCTCATATACGACACGGTGTGCAACGTCATATTGATTTTTAATGGAGTTCCATATACCCCCATAGCCATCACTACGAATATGTCCAGCCCACAGCCAACAATTATTTAGCTGAAGTTCCATTGTAGTACTCATTTATCTTCTTATTGACTAGAGATAAGTCATTAGTCACACTAGCGTCCCCGAACATATCTATTGGGGTCTTCACGCCCGTACCGTCAGACTTCACTCGAAACACAAAGTCACCCATGTCATTGACCGCCTCAAGCACAATATTTGTCAAACCTTCTGGCGCAATATTGTCACGGATGGTCTTCCCGGCAGTCTTGAGCTGCACAAGGCCCTGGTCATTGATCTCGATGTGGCCAAATAGGTAGAAATTCTGGTCAGTGTCTTTGTTGATGATCGCCTCAACTATCTTATAGAAGTTGTTGCCAACGTCCCTGAACACCTGAAACTGGTCTTTCTCTTGTGAGCGACCAAATACCTGATAGGTAAACAGATAGTTGATATCATCAATCACTACAACTGGCTTGGTGCTTTTCTTGATGATCTCCACGACCATTTCTGAGGTCTTGGCGATCACTGGCTTGATGTCACTCTTGAACGGCAATTCCTTGCCAGTGACAGATACCACGCCCACCTCTTGCTTAGTGAAACTTCGCAAGCTCGATGACTTGCCTGTGCCTGGATGACCCAGGACGAATATTAGTCGCGCCATTATTTTACCTCCCTATTATGTTCATCATCTGGGAACATTATTGAATAACCCCAGTAGTCAGATGTTTGTGGCTTCATTATAGACTCAACTGTGGCCTTAATCTTGCTTTCAACAGCCAATTCAAAGTCGAGTCTAGACTTCACCCTTTTACTGGTTTTGTCATCATGTAAAGCAGCAAATGATCTTTCTTCAAAATAGTCAGCTTGACGCGATATATTTTGTAAGTGGGCCGATATTCTGATGCGTTCGTGTCTTATGCCGAGATCATAGGCCCATTTTAGCGCCTTAAACATTATGCGTCCTTCCTGTTATGTTTACCAATATAATACGCCGGTACTGTGAAAAACACCGACACAATCATCACACAGAACACCACTAGGCCATGAGGCTGCTCTTTTTGGCCTGATCCCCACTGGTAGGCGTAATAGGTGGCCAGGGCCGTTACAACTAATCCTAGTATGCTCATTATATCTCCTTCAATTTCTTAGTGATGAATTGTGTAGTGCTCTCGGTCACACCCTTTGGTAGCTCGCCAGTCAGTGTCGCAGCAGCCTTGACCTTGGTTGTGTCAAGTGACAGCTTGGTGAACTTCTTCGGTACTGCCGTAATATCAGCAGCCTTGTAGTTAGTACGCTCGGCCAGAGTGATATAACCCCAGTCGCCTTCAATGCGCTTAACATCGTTGGCGATCATAGCTTCTTTGACTTGGCTAATAATCTTATCGTGTTGTTCCTGTAGCTCCATCAGTTGAGCCGTTACTTTAGCAAATTTGCGTAACGCGACTAGGCTCTTGTCGTCTAAAAATCGCTGTAATTCTGTTGTACCCATTATTTTGTCTCCTTTATGGTTCGTTGTAATATTTTTGCTATAGCCTGGATTTTTGCTTCGAGTATTCCGTGAAGCTCGCCAACAGTTTTCCCAGTAAACGGCGCGTGCTCGTAATCTTTAACATCCTGCTCACAGTCAGCAATAATCATATCCAAGATTTCTAAATCAGTTTTGGCCATATCAGTCTCTGTACATTCCTAGTGCCGCATCATCGCAGGGCACTAATTTTTTAACTGATTCTCGATTGTGAACTTTGTCCCCGTTCGACTTGATCTGAGCTTCACTCCAATCTTCTGGTGCAATATATATAGCCCAGTCATGGATTTGACCACGAGTAGCTACCCAACGTAGTTTCTGACCTTTGCCATACATATTAACGGCGTCATAACCATCAGTAGTCTTGCCTGTGGCGAATATCGTGTCTGGATCTATTTCTTTCAATTGTTCAATTGTTAGCATGTCTTCTGTCTCCTTAGTCTAATAATTTATAAAGTTCGTCTTCTGTGCTCAACTCAGATTTCGGTGACTGATAGCTGTTCGCTCTCTGTTCAGTCCGTACCGCTGCGTCTGCATCATCCGGGCAGTACCAGATTGAAATCGCCCGCAATCGTTTCAATCTGGTCCACCCACCATAGTCAGTGTGGGGTCTTACGAACCCTCGGGTGTGACATTTAGCACACTTTACCGGCAGCCCCACTTTGATTATAGCCTCCTCCATTTCTAGTGAAACCTCTCCGTGATCCACCTAGAGACAAACACCACCTTACCCATACGCCTCCATAGTGCCCGATATTCGCTCGGGTGCATATTTACTTCGATCTTCATCGCAACACCTCCCTCAGTTTACAAAAATACTGAACCGATTATGTCCCAAACTGGTGGGAACATATAACTCACTGTCATTACTATAGCCCAAATTAGCACGAGGCCAAATTTGTGTCGCTTGACCAGATGCCAGATGATCTTTGGTGTACTGATATTATCCAGCACCTTGATACTCATCTTGCTCTTGATAGCCTTGCCGTCACTCTCTCCTACTGGAGTAGATATATAGCCCGGTTGTTTTGACATTTCATTACCCTTTCTTTGATTACTGAACTGCTTTATTGTATCGCACTTCTAAAATATTGTCAATAGTTTATTTTACATTATCTTGTCTCCCTCTGCGATTTTGCGCTTGCTCCTTACGAGTAGCCCATCTAAAATTCTCGGGTTCGTAATCACCATTATTATCAACTCTATCAACAGTGTGCGCCAGTGACGGTGGCTCTCCAACATCTTCGACAAAATTAGCGAAATTCCACCAGCGTTTGCAAACTTTTATCCCACGACCTCCATAATTTTTATAGCTTTCATGATTTGAGTTGTAACAACGCTGCAATATGCCTTCCCAACGGCTTTGCAATGGATGGCCACTCAAACCGTGAAACTGTCTGGATTTATAAAAACTAGCAGTCTTGCCAGGATCCCCAGTACTCCATACTCTTTGATAGTGCATATTACATAGTTGTTTCGCGTATATTTTTCTGTAGCATTGATCTATTCTGCAATTACTCATTATATATGTCTCCTACAAAGCATCGTACCACAACTCTTGATCGAAGGCACGTTTTTGTCTTATGCATTGCCATATTTGCTCGGATATTGTGTCCTTAGTGTGCAGCAAATAAGCCGTAACCGGTAGTTTTTGACCATTTCTGTATACACGACCAATGCTTTGTTGAAAATCAGCATACGAATATGTTTCCCCAAGGTAGATAATCTTATCAGCATACGTCATTTCTACCCCAGTACCGCCGGACTTATATTGTGCTAATGTCACGGTGCGTGGTGGCAATTTACCCCAGTCAGGTTTGCTTGGGATCTCGTGCTTCTCCCCGTCCTGGCGATATATTTGCATTTCTTTAGGTGTGATATTTAGCACACCTTCACGTTCTTCAATGTAATTGTAGAATATTACCGTGTGGCCACTTGCACCCTCGAGAAAATCCTCCAACCACTTGAGCCTGTCCGCTATGATTGTCCTGCGAAGTGCGTTGGCTAGTTTCGGTGCGTTGTCCAACTCCTCGGCCCTGTAAACACGGGTTTTGCGTACCACGTTATATTCTTTTGGCTTGGCCGTCTTGATTGCCTGATATTTGAACTTCGGCAAGTCCAGCGCCTCGCTCTTGAGTAGTGGCTTTGCGACTCCGGCCCATAGCTGTTTGAGTTTCTGCTCGTGCCGGTAGCCAGTTATTTTGGCCCAGTGTTGGTTGGGTATCTGATAGGTTATAACATAATCCCGCCAAAACTCTGTCTTGTTCTTCCACCAGCCGAATATTTTGCCATAGTTGCATATATCCACCCAACCATTTGGGAGTGGCGTAGCGCTTAGGCCAATAAACTGCTTGGCGTTGGTCGCTAGTGCGTATACGCCCTTACCTGTTAAACTCTGGGGGTTTTTCGCCTTGTGCGTTTCGTCGGCTATCAGCACATATTCTTTGTGTGTTTCAAGCCACCGTTGCCACCATGTCGAACTTTTGCCCTTGGCCCACTGGTTGAATGGTGTTTTGCGTGTGGCCTTCTCGTAACTGATAACGGTAATATCTGGCATACCGCTATGGCGTGGCATATCGTGAGGTTGGTTGTGAAACTCCTCGGCCTCTCGCTCCCAGTCTCCAGTCTTTACCTTACTGGCTGGCGCAAGCACTAGGATAGGCAAGCCTGGGTTGTGCTGCTGTGCATGGGCCAAGGCCATGACAGTTTTGCCCGTACCTGTGTCGGCTGCCATGATAACGCTAGGCGTACACTCAGCCAGGTATTTAATTTGGTAATCGTATAGTTTCATAGCATTATATGGTTATTCTCTTTAATGTGTACGCCTTTGAATCGGCCATCTTTGTCAAGTTGTATTTGCAGATCAATATATACACGCCTGAGCTTTAGCATCGGGTAATTGAGGTGTAAATCATTGTCGGCCATATTATCGGTCACGTTGACTAGGTAATCCCGTACTTTGTGCCGTTCCTCGGTGGTTATAGTAAATGTAAGTCGTTGCATATTATTCTCCGTATATGTCGTGGTAATGTTTTTCGATCCACTTGTCGTGTTGCTCATCGACCTGTTGCAAATCAATCATTACACAACCCACCCTCCACGCATCCAGTGACAACCTGCCCAGTCAAGTATTCAATCCGGTAGCTGCCGTCCTCGTATTGTCTGGCGGTGTGAATACTGGCGTTGGGCACTCCTCCGCATGGTTGGCTGTTGCGTAGTGCAATCAGGCCCAGGCCGATGACTCCGGCTGCTAGTATTGCTATGATTATGGTTTTGTACATGATTCCCCCCATTATTTTGTTTTCTGGCACAAGTGCGCGACGTATAAACTGCCGTTGATTGTTTTGCTGCTGTATTGCTGCCCACAGTCTAAGCACATAGGCTTCCCGTTGATTAGTTTCATGCTATGGCCCTCGCTTTGTACCCATCAATAAACCCTGTGGCCTTGGCTCGTGCTTCGGTTACGCTCATAAGGTCGGAGTAACCAGCTATAAACTCTCCGGCGAAGTCATCGGCTCGAACGTCCACTGTGATTAGGCCGTTTTGCTGGCTGATGAATACCAACTCATGCCCTTTGTATGTTTCGTCTGTGATATGTGTCATGCTATAAACTCCTTAAAGTCAAACGTTTTTGCGTTGCAATCCTGCCCGACTGGATGATTGCACGCTTCAGTCAATGAGATTGTACTCGTGCCGTCTTCGTTCAGGTCAATTTGTGCGATGAATAGCACGCCATTTATGGCGATATCTGTCGTTGTCAT